CAAGAGGGCTTTGCTCCATGAGAAACTGTTCGATAAGTCCAGGAAAGTCATGATTGCCCTTCTTCCATCTATCCGATAAATCCGCATACTGCTTTCTGACCCCGGCGATGGTGATCGTGCCGCCATCTATCGTTGTGATGTTCGTATCTTCCTTGAAGCCCAGCTTATTCACGAAATAGTCCAAAATTATGCCGACATATGGATTCTCCATCGTCTCGCCTATATTGTGCAAGATATCCGCGAGGATGTCCTGCCATCTTCCCGGGAGGCCTGATGATGCGTAAAGACGAGAAATATAGTGCCCTACAGGAATGTCATTTTTAGGATCCCAAGCACTGCCGAGATTCATTTCACAAAAACAGATCCGCCCGATTCATTCATGTGAGACCCGGGACTTGATCCTCGGCCTCGGACCAGGCCTCACGTCCGTGCCGCATCAATCATGCTTGATGAGGTCGGAAGATAGTTCGGCTGTTTATCGGTTATACCAATCCTTTAGAGGAGAAACAACATGATCAAGAGAGTCTTTGTGAGCGACGTCCATATGAGCCCCGGCGACGGCCATGCGTACGACTGGTTCACCGATTCACAGGCGACGCTTTTTTTACAGTTTCTGGATTACATAGCCTCTGACCCTTCCTTTGAGGAACTCGTACTGGTCGGGGATATAATGGATGATTGGGTCTATCCAGTCGGCGTGCAGCCGCCTACGTATGAGGACATCGCCAACGGTGCAGCGCCGCGTCCTCAGATTATTGAGAAATTGCGAGGGATTGCTCAGTCAAGACCGGTCACGTACCTCGTGGGTAATCACGATATCACAATAACAAAGAACTCCGTTCCCAATTTCGGCAACAGAGCCTGCCCGCATATCATTTTTCAAGGGTCGTACGACATGGACGGCCTGTGGGCCGAGCACGGGCATCAATACGACATCTGGAAGCAATCACATCCTGATATCGATTGTCGAAGAATGCCTTCGACCTCTGGCAAAGGAATGCTTTCCCTATATCTTTTTCCATTATTCTCCAAAAGATTTCTTCCATTTCGGGGACCGCCTCCATCCGTCGTGCAGATAAGATCGCCTGTCTGCACCGTCAATCCGTTAAGCGCCTAACCATAGATCATCGAACCCTACGCTCCTGAGCCAAAGTCATCGACAACGATCCTCCCCGACGCTCCTTTCGGCAGAGCTCAAATAGTCAAGGGGGCTGGACGGAGAGGCGATAAGATGGCGTTAAGGGCCGAACGCGGGCGCGATCAAAGGTGGCAAAAACCACCATTTATACTCGCCTCCTGAATCGACTTCGAGTCAATCCGGAAACGCACGTACGACCGATGATGAGCGGATATAGCAGTCTATAGAGCATTTTTAGGAAATGCAAGTAAACTCCGCCGAGAAAAGAGGCAGACAGTGAAGAGTATAGCTAACGACAACCTATCGGGAATTTTCGGTCAATAAAGGCGACGGGGAACGTTGGTTCATTCGTTGGAGGGGAGCAGGGGGAACATCCTTTGCATTTCTGTTGTTCCCTCAGAGTCTCAAAAGAATTGGGGCAAACCAGTTTTTTTGCCCCACCTTCACATTCTTCGCCAACGCCACGTACGTCAATGAGTAGAGTAGACTACGGGCGCCGTGGGGTCTCTCAACCACCGGTTTCCCATAGCCCCTCCCCGAACCGAGCATGCGCCTTTCGTTACGCACTCGGCTCTCCAGAGATCACGGCATACCTCAGCTACTCCGCTGAGAGCGTTCTTCGGCACGTTGGGGTTAAGGACCATAACGGCCCTTGACTCTGTGTACACAGATCGTTCCCCCGGCTTTGAAACACCCCGATCTCCTACCCCCCTTCGCCATGTGGGCGGCTTTCCCGTCCTCAGACTATTACGAGGGCTCCGTCCCACATCATGTCCTTCCCCGGTCTCCACGGATAGCCTGCGTGTACAGGCGGACACGATGCGGTTCCCATGTTCCCATTCTCAACCCTTGGATGGTTAGGTGCCTGCTTTACCCCTGGCGGCCCTGGGGAGAAACAAGAAGGAATAAGTCCACTCCCAGGTACGATTACTCGCACCTACCAGGCGGGACGGTAAAACCCACCCGGATCACGCCGCATTCCTCCCGCGCCATCACACTGCGAAGGGAGGTGTTACATAAATACAGAGGCTTCCATGACAGATTCGTTGACTCACCATACACCCTACGGTAGCCCGGCCTTACGGTGATGGCCGCAATCCGGTACATTTCAGTCCGCTCTGCTGATGATAACCCCAGCCGGTGGAACCCGGCAGAGCTTCGCGGACCCCTTCTGTCCGATTCCTCCATCGGTACAGGGCGCTTTATGCGCCGGTCGAGAACGAGCAAGCAATGCATGTATATAAAATGCACCACGTCATGGCGCACTTACCGCCTGTATCCGCACACTGCAAGAAAAACCTCTAAATACACCACTTCAGGAAGACATCCTCAGCCCGCCCAGGACGCGCAAATGTAGGTTGTGTCCCCGTTACCCACCGTTCCGTGGGTAACGGCCGGGAATATCTTTTCTATGATTTCTTCGAAGGGGCCCGCGTAATGCTACCGCGGCAAAAAGGGCGTCAAATGCCCTCATGCTATCCTGCTCAGAATGCTCGCGATGGTCTTGGGGTGCCATTTGTGGCCGACAGGCTTATGGCCTTTCGTCTCTAGCTCCTCGCAGATTGACCGGAGGCTGCACCCCTTTTCGTGGAGTTCCTTCATCAAGGATATGGCCTTTTGCTCCCCCTCGTTCTCCAGGAGGGTCTTTTTATCTTCGGCGAGGGCCCACCCATACGGGATCTGGCCGGCTCGCTCGTTCTTAATAATCTTCAAGTGGAGGGCGTCGCGGGTTCGTTCACTGATTGTGTCCCGCTCCCATTGGTTCATACTGGCCATGATGTTCAGGAAGAACTTGCCCATCGCGGTCTTGGTGTCGATCTTCTCAGTTATGGAATGGAAGGCCACTGATTTCTTTTCTACGAGGTCTATGAGGCTTAGGGTATCCCTTACCCTTCTTGAGAGCCTATCGAGCTTATAGACGACCACGGCGTCGATTCTGCGGCCCTTTATCATGTCCATGAGCCGTTGCACCCCTTCCCGGTTGAGGTCCTTGCCGGATCTGCCAGGGTCCTCGATAACCTCCGTAAGCACCAGGTCGTTCAGGCTGCAATAGGTTTCGATCTTAGCCCGCTGGTTCTCCAGGCTGATCCCTTCGCGGGCCTGCTCTTCGGTGGACACTCGGATGTAACCGATGGCCTTCATGTATAGTCTCGTTAATTAGGGTACTGCATGGGCAAAGCGGGGTCGGAACGATTCATTGAGTACCACCAGCCAAGACGTGACCCGGTGGCATAGGGGGAGCCCTTGTCTTCTGCTGGCAATACCATAAAGAGGAAAAAGCGGCCCGAAAGCCGCCCCTGGTACCTATCTCTTTGTGCCCGGAATTGTGCCCATGGGTCATAGGAAATCCCAAAAAATCACTGACAATTGCCGACACAGGGAAGACCGGAAAAACCTTATCAATCAACGGATTATGTGCATTTACAGGCATTTCAGCCAATACCTCTTTTTTGCATTTTTGGTCTCAAAATCTCTCGGCTCGTGCCTTGGCCCTGCGATATGCCCTCTTTCCCCCGTGGTGCACAGTTCTTTCAACCCGCGGGATTCGGGTCAGGAGGCGCTTAACTCTGGCAAGAGGATCGTAATGGATACCGAAAGATTTGTCGTCCTCCAACCCTTTGCATCCCGGTTCCCCTTATTTGCCGGGCTCCCACTTATCGGAAAATATCGCCCAGAGGGGGATGAAGTCAGGGCCCTGCCCGCTTTGCGGGAGGCGATCTGACTCCGGGCCGCTCGATTTAGTGATTTGAAAGTGCCCGCGCCGCCCGTCTACGCCGTATACCCTGCCTTCCTTCGTCTTTTCCCTTGCCTCGATGATGGTCATGTTTCCGCCGGCCGCGTGCTGCAGCGGCACCTGGTGTGTGTGCCGGTGCCGGGGATCGGACAGGAGCCGATCTCGTAATCACCGGCGAGCGCGAGGCATTCATCGCAGGCGTCAGATGCGGGGACGAACTCAACCCTTTTGGTTCCCTCCGCGCCCCATTCATCGAGCTTGGCGCCTTCCGCAGCCGAAGTCATCTCGGTGCGGGCGAGGCGCTCCCAATCGGAGTTGGCATTGTCGAAAAGAGATTCAAGCCGTGTAGCGACGTGCCGGGGATTTGCGCCCGCGAGGGCCTGGCCTTCCATCTCGGGAAGAATCTTGTAGACGATGGCCTTCGTCGCGTCGTTTTTGACGAAAGTGAACCCCGTCTTGCACAGCTTGTCGTAAACTTCCGAATTCTTCACGATGTCGAGAACGGGACGGTCCTGTCCTATCAGAGACGCCGCCTGCAGGAGACCGAGCGAATATGCCTGGCCGTAATACTTTCGGATGGGAGAGTCGGGGTCGTCGATGTCATAGACGCCGATGAGGTCTTTCATGGCCTTCATTATCGCGGCGCGCTGCTCGGCAGTATAAGAGAACACGTCGTCGTCCTGCTTTGTCGATCGGTGGGGAAGCTCGAGGATCGCGAGGACTTTCTTGCGGAGGTCGGACCAATCGGCTTTCAGGCGGTCATGGTAAGCGTCCTCGATCTTGTCGAGGGCGGGCCAGGCAGTGGGGCGGTGAACTTCTTTTTCGCTGTGGTGATGATGTGGCAAGGCTATCTTCTCGCTATGAACCGTGAGCTGGTCCGGCGATTTCTTGCCGATGGAGAGGTCTTCCCTCGTCAGCGTGATGCCAGCAGCCGCCGCGTTCTGGAGATAATACATATCGGCCTGGGCGTTCATGAAGCGCGCCTGGGCCTGTTTCACTATGTCGCGGAGGTTGACCTGCGCCCACTCCAGCCACCAGTCGCCTTTCTTCCAGGTGCGGCCGCGGAGCAGAAGCAGCTGCCGGATGAGATTGTAAAAAGACGGCATCTTCGCGGCCTGGCGGGTGGCGATGTCGGCCATGAGAACCTCTACCTCGACACCGGCCAACGCCTGGGTGGAGCTCCAGTGCATGCCGAGCATCCAGGGCGGCAGGCCGGATTTTGCGATGATCTGCTCCAGGATGTGGCGCGAGGGGGTTTCGAATTCGAGAATCTGGCCGTTGGCGCCGATGATGTCGAGCTTGATGTCGGACGCGGTGTCGATAGCGCGGACGAAGTCGGCAGATTTGCCTTCACGCTTTGCCCGGACTGCGGTATTGAGGTCGTTCTGCAGGGTTTGGCGGCGGGCTTCCAGGTCCATGCCGTCTTTTTTCGAGGTCTTGTAAATGATCGAAAAGGATGGATCCCCGAAACGCTCCCAGACGTTCGCGAGGCTGTTCTGCATGGTGGCGAGGATCTTCGCGACGAACTCGCAGGACCGGAAGAGGGGCCACCCGTAGGGGTTCTGATTTTCGTTGTCGATTGAGAAGTAGATGAGCTGCTCCCTCCGGAGCTGCCGGAAGCTGACATCTGTATCGGATCGCTGGAAGATGTTGACGCCCGTCGGCGTCCGCTGGAACCTGATGAATTTCGAATCGCCGGTGCGGAGGCTCGTGATGTCGGTGCGCTCCTCGTTGACGACCCACTCTCCGAGGACGAACCCCTGCTCGAAGGCTTCGTTCGTAAAACTTTGGTGAAATGCCTGGAGTCCTTTCTGGATGTCATTCACGATGACGTTGTTCATCCATTCCTCTATCTCATCGACGAGCGCGTCGTTGTTCCCTTTGACGACGATGTGGCCGTCGAGGCTGACGAGCCGCCTGATCGCCGCGTCAATGATGGGAAGGGCCTCCCGCAAGAACTCATAGAACCACGGTTCGACCCTCCGGGCTATGTAGTTGGCAAAATAAGGGGTCAGGAGACCCTGGCCGTCATTGGGCCGGAGCTGCCACCCTGCCTGGGGAAGCAGTGCGGCCTGCCGGGATCACCGGCATGACGTCCCCGGGGAAAACGGGGAGGGCCTTGCGAAGAGCATGTAGACCACGGCTAAAGATGTTCACGCGGTAGTCACCCCCATACGATCAAGAGGAAAGATGCTTTCGGCGCGTACAACCTGGCCCGATCTTGAAATGGCGAGCTTGCTGATGTCTATCTCCACCTCTTCATCGAACCAAAAGCCCGGACCCGCATCGCGAGCTTTCAAGAGCCTGAGAAATCGAATAAGCCAGCTCATGCGAAGATGTCCTCCCCTTCCATCGCCATGATTTGGGCAAGCTTTTGCAGCCGGTCTGCGTCGATCAGGTGATCGTCGCGCTCCTTGAAGATGCGGTGGCGTTCACCGTGGCGGGACGTGTGGTTCGGGTAGAAAAAGATGAAGTCAGGGTCCGGAGCGTACTCGAGCTCCTGATGCTGCATCTTCTTTACCAGGAAATCGGTGGCCAGTTCCTTGAACGTGACCTTGATGGGTTTTTCGGTCTTGGCATCAATAAGAGGTTCGCCCTCCTCATCTATGTCGTCAGTCGTCGAACCGAACATGAATCCGCGCAGCCGGTCCTCATAGTTCTTGTCCGCGTACTGCGGAAGGCCGTAAAGGTCGTGCGCGACGGCAGAGCCGGCATTGCCGAAGTCGGTGCCCCAGGAGATGTCCTCAGGATCGTACAGGTCGTCGAGGGCGTCTATGGCCTGGCATTGCTGGTCATAGGTGACGTGCTTCAGCTGCAGCCGGGCGATGGTGCGCTCCCGCTTGCCGTAGATGGACTTTATGATTATTTCGGTCGGGTCGCCCATGTAGCCCAGGTCGGCCCCTCCGACTTTCCGCCCCTCGACATACACGAAAAAACTCCTGATGAGCCGCCTGAATTCCGACTCGCCTACGTCATCAAGAGCGA